TAAGTATTCTTTGTGCCCTTCTATTGTCAGTCACCGTTTGATTCTTGTAGATTTCCTCAGATTTATAAAACTGCGTATCCTTCAATGCTTGATTGGTATACGCTGTAATATCTAGTTGATTTTTTGTAAGATCAGCTAAATTTACCCCTGAAGCTGCCTCATTTTCTTGCACATCTTTTTTTACTGTTACCTTGTCCTCTTTTACTTCTTCTTTAATCTCTACTTTTACTTGATTTGAAAGATCAACAAGATTGTTAGAATCAACATTTAGTATTGTTACTTTTTCATCAGACTCTTTTTCGGCGTCCTTTTCTGCAAAGGTCTGTAGATTGTCTCTAACAACTTCTTTCTTTTCTTCTTCAGCAACACTTGAATCAAATAACTGTTCTTCTTTCTTTTCATCTTTCATTGCAATCTCAAAACTTTGAGTTGCCACTGTGGAGATAGACATAAGTGCTTCTGAAGTGCCAGAGAAATCTGGATTGGCATCTTCTGACATAGACTGTTCAATAGATTGATTTACTACTCTCATTGCAGCAGTTGTATCTGTTGCTTCTCTCACGATAGACATTAGGAGATTTCTATCAACCTCTTTTACTTCTTTCTCTTTTTCTTCTTCTTTAATTGAGACTTCTTTTAGCACTTCGGGTTTGCCATCTGGAACTGATAGTTCTCCTGTAGTACTTAATTCTACACCACCAACATCTACTGTTGTTTCCGCTTTGGTCGTGTCTTCTATTGTAGTTTGCTTTGCAGTCTCAATTACAACAGGTTCTTCTTTTACTTCTTCTTTCTGCAACTTAGCAGCCATTGCAGCACCGTATCCATCACATGATGGATCGTATAGAGGATTGGCAGAACATGCTTGTTGGAATGCCAATGCTTCTGCGTACCCTGGACAAAATAGATTTGCTAAAGGACCCAGTACAGAACATACTTGAGATTCAAGTTCTTGCTGGAATCCAGGACAGCCAAGATCGTATAGTGGATTAGCAGAGCAAGCAAGATCGTATTGATATTGTTCCCATGCTTGTTGGTATCCAGGGCACGATGTGTTACTTAATGGATCGATTGAACAAACATCAACCGAATATCTTACAGAAAGAGAAAAATTAGAAAACTCTGGTCCATAGTATCCTGCCCAATATCCTGAATCTCTTGATGTTATAGAAAGGGATAGTCTATCTACCTGTGTTAAAGAGTATAATGAATCATAAGTTCTACTTCCAGAAAAATTTGTCCATTGTGTAAGATGGTACCCATAATTGTAATTATCGCTCACAGCTATAGAGCCATCTCTGTTGTATAGGGAAACATTAATAAGAGCAACAGGGTCAAAGCTTCCTGGCTGTTGGCCGTTGATGTTAGAATTCTTTACCCACCAACTATAATTGTATCCTTCAATTTGAATTGGTGAATTACCAAGCACAAGTGGAAGATTAATATTCTGAGTCAATGTATATTGGCCATAACTGAATATAATCTGTCCAGATCCGTCAATACCAGGACAAGGTCCTCCTGAGTAACCTCCCCAAAAAGCGCCAGAGGTAGCAGTAGAGCAACCTTCCCAGGCTGACCTTGTATTGGTAACTAAGTTACCAGTTGTTTCGGTCTGTGCGTCAGAGTAGGAGTAAAAGCAACCCAAGAAAACCAAGCCCAAGACCAAATGACTTAGTAGTTTCATCTTTCTTTTCCTCTACTGGTGGTGGAACTCTATCTGGATTTTCGTTCCATATTGTTTTGGCTGCTTCTCCTATACGACCATCTACTGGACATGGAGTACCTGCTGCCATCATTGCATCCCAGACTCTTCTATCTTGACACATAGTAGCAACTGCTGCTACCTTCATGCCCATATCATAAAGTGTCTTAGAAAGTTTTAATCTTTCGCAGTTCATATCTCGAACTGTAGCACCACCAGATATACCAAGAATCTGAGTTTGAATGGCGCCTGAAACACCTGTAGTACATAGATCAGAGTTACCGCCACTCATCATCGAAGGTGAAATTGCACTTGGTGGTGGCGATTCAACTCTCTGGTTAATATCAGAACGATTGTAGTTATCGTTTCTGTTATTTGAATCTACCTTTTGCTCAGACGTACTTGTGCTTGAATTAACGTTATTGTTTGTGTTTACATTGTTGCTTGTGGAAGTGCTTGTATTCACATTATTATTGTTATTCAGATTTACTGAGTTACTATCAATTGTGTTAACATTAGTGTTGACATTTGTGGAATTGCTGGTACTATTGTTTACATTAGTGTTTACACTCGTGCTTGTAGAGGTACTTGTGCTGCTATTAATATTATTATTTGTGTTGACGCTCGTACTCGTAGAAGTACTGTTATTTGTGTTTATGTTTGTATTTGTAGCCGTGCTGTTAACGGTAGTGTCGTTAATGTTGTTGTTAGTGTTGATGTTTGTATTGTTACTGTTAACGGTACTCGTTGATGTGCTGTTATTGTTTGTGTCAACTAACGTTGTCGAATCATATGTTTGGCTATATACTAATGACGAATACATGACGAAGAAAAGACCTAAGGCGGTTTTCTTCATTTTTTCCTCTCTATGTTAATACTTCTCCCATCTATATTTATTGGTACCTATGTTCTTTTACACAAATGTTCATAATCGTGGCAATCACATTTATTTTCGTGGGTTCAAAGATGGTAAAAGAGTAAGTAGTAAGATACCTTTTGAACCAAGTCTGTTTGTTCGCACTGGTAAATCTTCTAAGTACAAGTCTCTTCAGGGTGAGAATCTTGAGCGGTTAAAATTCATATCAATCTCGGAAGCAAGAGAGTTTGTAAATAACTATAAAGAGGTAAGCAATTTTCCCATTTATGGAAATTTAAATTACAAGTACCAGTTTATTAGTAAGTTGTTTCCACATGATATAGAATTTGATATGTCTGTAATGAAGATTGTGACAGTCGACATTGAGACTTCTACTGAGTACGGATTTCCTGACCCAAGAACAGCTCAAGAACAAGTCTTGCTTATAACCATTCAAGACTTCAACACTAAAGAGCTTACATCGTTTGGGTGTAAACCTTTTTTATCTCAACAAGACAACCTTACCTATGTTGAGTGTAAGGATGAATTTGATTTATTGAGAAAGTTTATTGACTTTTTTAAGAGAGATTATCCAGATGTCATAACTGGTTGGAATGTGCAGTTGTTTGACATTGCATATCTCTCATCAAGGATCCAACGAGTGCTTGGGGAAAAAGCACTTAACGAGTGCTCACCTTATGGATTCACAGAACAGTTTGAAGTTCCGTATGCAAAAGGTAGAACTGCCATTGCTTTCAACTGGTATGGGGTCTCGGTTCTCGATTATATGGACCTCTATAAGAAATTCTCGTTTAAGACTCAAGAATCATATTCTTTGGATTACATATCGAAAGAAGAATTGGGTAAGCAGAAGGTAAAACATGAGTATGGTTCGTTTAGAGAGTTCTACACAAAAGACTGGAAACTGTTTGTAGAGTATAACGTTGTCGACGTTGAGCTTGTAGACCAACTTGAAGATAAGATGAAACTAATTAATCTTATTCTTACGATGGCCTATGATGCAAAGTGTAACTTCATGGACATCTATTCTTCAGTACGGACTTGGGATTGTATTATCTACAACGCTTTGTTAAAGAAAGACATTATAGTTCACAATCCACCTGCTATTGATCCATCACAAGATAGACAGATCCTTGGTGCTTTTGTAAAAGAAGTAGAGCCAGCAGCGTATGACTGGATTGTATCTTACGATGCTACTTCTCTGTATCCGTCTATCATGATGAGCTTTAATATGTCACCAGAGACATTGGTAGATGGAATGAAGTTCTTAACTGACGATGAAAGTTCAATTGTTAAGTTGCTGGATAAGAAAGTTAACACAAATCAACTTGCATCTAAGAATGTAGCAATGGTTGCAAATGGTCAGTGCTTCAGTAAAGAGAAGAAAGGTATCTTGCCAGAGCTGATTGATTATTACTTCTCAATGCGTCAAAAAGTTAAAAAGGAGATGATTGCTGCGCAGCAAAGATATTCTGAGACTGGTGATGAGTTCCATCTAAAGCATGTTACAAGTCTAAACTCTAAGCAGATGGCTGCTAAGATTCTTATGAATAGCCTTTACGGTGCTTCTGGCAATGTGTACTTTAGATACTACGATGTTAGGATTGCTGAAGGCATTACAATGACTGGCCAGTATGTAATTCGTCACGTAGCCAAGAGATTAAATGAATTCTTAAACCTTAAATGTGATACTAAAGACATTGACTATTCTTTCTATTCAGATACAGACTCGACATACTTTACTTTAGGTAAGTATGTTAAGAAGTATTTTGCTGGTAAAGATACCAGAGAGGTAGTTGACTCAATAAACAAACTTTGTGATACATCTTTATCTGTTGTATTTGACAAGGCTTGTGAAGAGGTGTTTGAATATCTGAACGTTTATCAAGAAAAGATATCGTTCAAGCGAGAGGTTATTGCTGACAGGGGTGTATGGCTAGCTAAAAAGCGTTATGCTCTTAATGTTCACAACTCAGAAGGTGTTGCATACGATCCTCCAAAGCTAAAGATTCAAGGTATGGAGATTGTTAGATCATCTACACCAGCCTCTGTCCGTGAAGCATTAAAAGAGTCAGTTAAGATTGTTCTTACAAAAGACGAAGAGACACTTAAGAAGTATGTTGGTGAACTGGAGACTCGTTGGTTTAAACTTCCTCCAGAACAAATTGCTTTCCCAAGAACAGTAAACAACGTTGGTGCCTATAGTGACCCCAGTACTATCTTTAAAAAGTCTACACCTATCCATGTACGAGGTGCTTTGATATTCAATCATTTGGTAAAAGCAAAGAAACTTGACAAGAAGTATCAAACTATTCTTGAGGGCGATAAGATTAAGTTTTTGTATCTTAAGGAACCAAATCCAATTGGATCTCATGTGTTAACTTTCTCAAATGCAATTCCGGAAGAGTTCAACATACGAGACTACATAGACTATGATTTAATGTTTGAGAAGTCTTATCTGGAACCACTTACCTCTTTATTGAAAAGTGTTGGGTGGCAAATCAAAGAACAAGCCACATTAGAAGGGTTATTTTCATGAAATCACTATTACTTTCATTCCTGCTTTTATTTTCTGTTACATCTTTTGCAAATCCTTACGACTTCAAGATTACTAGAGTTCTTGACGGAGACACTGTAGAGTTTGAAGCTAAGTTTTTGCCACCTCCACTTAAGCCATTATTAAGATTGAGGGTACTTGGTGTTGATACTCCTGAGAAAGGTCACAGAGCACAATGTCCTAAGGAAAACGAACTTGGGTTAAAGGCAACTGAGCTTACAAAACAGTTAGTGTTGAAATCTACACAGAGACAGATTATAATTAAAGAATGGGATAAGTTTGGAGGACGTGTCTTAGGAGACTTAATACTTGACGGTGTAAGTCTTAGAGACTCTTTGATCAAAGCTGGTCTTGCGCGTGAATACTACGGAGAAGCTAAACAATCTTGGTGTAACTAAGGAACATTATGAACAATTTGCTTGAGAAGATAAAGAAGAATTCGACTATTAAAGATACCAACATCTTATCAGAGTCAAAGTTCTTTAATGCTAAAGATATGATACAAACGCCGGTGCCCATGATTAATGTGGCACTTTCTGGTAAACTTGATGGAGGTCTAACACCAGGCTTAACAGTCTTTGCTGGACCTTCTAAACACTTCAAGACTGCATTTGCTTTATTGCTTGCTAAGTCTTATTTGGAGAAGTATGATGATGCTGTGGTTCTTTTCTACGATAGTGAGTTTGGTTCTCCTCAGGCCTATTTTCACTCATTCGGTATCGACACTGATAAAGTCGTCCACACCCCAATTACTGATATTGAACAGCTTAAGCACGATGCTATGGCTCAGCTTAGTAATTTCGAACGTGGCGATCATGTTATCATTATTGTTGACTCTGTAGGCAACTTAGCATCTCGTAAAGAAGTAGAAGATGCATTGGACGGTAAGTCCGTTGCTGATATGAGTAGAGCAAAGCAATTAAAGTCTTTGTTCCGTATGATTACACCTCATCTAACCCTCAAAGACATTCCAATGGTTGTAGTGAACCATACCTACAAAGAGATTGGCATGTTTCCTAAAGATATTGTGTCTGGTGGTACTGGAGTGTACTATTCAGCCGATAACATCTTTATTATTGGTCGTCAGCAAGAAAAAGATGGTACTGAACTAACTGGCTACAATTTTATTATTAATGTTGAGAAGTCCCGTCATGTGAGAGAGAAATCTAAGATCCCAGTTGAAGTATCATTTGAAGGTGGTATCAGCAAATGGTCTGGATTGTTAGATGTTGCTATTGAAGGTGGCTTTGTAGTTAAACCATCTAACGGCTGGTATGCTCGTAAAGGCGAAGAACAAAAGTTCAGAGCTAAAGATACCTACAGCAAAGACTTTTGGCTGCCTGTATTAGCATCTAAAGACTTTCAAGATTATATTACAAAGAGTTACCAGATATCAAGTTCTGAATTAATGTCTAAAGATTTTAGTTCTGAAGAAATTGAACAGGAGTATGCAAATGTTGAGGAATGATCTATATGTGCCTTGGTTTACCCAAAAAGAAGAAGGACAATGGGGATTTGAAATAATCTCTGGTGAATTCAAAGGGGTTGTAGTACAAGTTGAAAATGTTGCTGTATCTGATGAAGTTAAAGACGATAATCTAACTTGTGACTATCATGTTATTTTTAAACCTTCAATCCTAACTGAAGAAGATATGCAGGGTGAACTGTTTAAGACACAATTCAGTTTAATTATGAATGATATTATCAAAGAAGCAATAGAGACGTTTGAACAGGAGAAGTTTAATGACGAGAATCGAGACAACGATACTAAAGAACCTGGTTCACAATGAGGAATATGTACGACGAGTCATACCATTTCTAAAAGAAGATTACTTTACTGACAATACTGACAAAACTGTTTACAATCTCATTGAGCAGTTTGTAAAGAAATACAACAAAAGTCCTACCTTAGAAGCATTAGAAATATCGTTACAAAATTCCAACACAGGAGAAGGCCAGTTTAAAGATTCTCTTGATCTTATTAAAAGTCTCAACGCCCATGAAAACTCAGACCAAGAATGGTTGGTAGAACAGACCGAGAAGTTCTGCAAAGATAAAGCTGTCTATAACGCTATCGTTCATTCTATTCAGATTTTGGATGGAAAGGATAAGCAGCACACAAAGGATGGTATTCCGTCTCTTTTGCAAGAGGCACTTGGTGTTTGCTTTGACAATTCCGTTGGTCATGATTACTTTGAGGATGCAGATCAGCGCTTTGCTTTTTACCACAAAAGCGAATCTAAGATCCCTTTCGATCTTGAAATGTTTAACAGGATTACGCAGGGAGGACTACCAAACAAGACTTTAAACATAGTTTTGGCGGGAACTGGCGTTGGTAAATCTTTATTCATGTGTCATATGGCATCTAGCTGCCTTTCACAAGGCAAGAATGTCCTGTATGTAACTATGGAAATGGCTGAAGAGAAGATTGCAGAAAGACTCGATGCAAACTTGCTCAATATTGAACTAGATCAGATTAAAGATTTACCAAAACAAATGTTTGACAAAAGACTGGGTAAGTTTTCTGAAAAAACTACTGGTAAACTTATTGTTAAAGAGTACCCCACTGCTTCTGCGCATGCAGGTCACTTTAAGTCCCTTTTAAATGAGCTTTCGTTGAAGAAGAAATTCAAACCAGATATCTTATTCATAGATTACCTAAATATTTGTGCTTCGTCTAGATTTAAACCAGGAGGTTCTGTAAATTCATATACCTATGTAAAAGCAATTGCAGAAGAGTTACGTGGTCTCGCTGTGGAATTTAATTTACCTGTCGTGTCAGCTACTCAGACAACCAGATCTGGTTATTCTAACACTGATGTAGATTTGACAGACACATCCGAATCTTTCGGTCTACCAGCTACGGCAGATTTTATGTTTGCTCTAATTAGTACAGAAGAATTGGAGCAACTCAACCAGTTGATGGTCAAGCAATTGAAAAATAGGTACAATGACCCGTCCTTTCATAAGCGTTTTATGATTGGTGTGGACAGAGCTAAGATGAGATTGTATGATGTAGAATCATCAGCACAGATTGATGTTGCTGACTCTGGTATAAATTTGGATTCCGAAGACCTTGAGGATTATTCTTTCAATAAAATGTTTAAGCAAAGGGATTTCTCCGGAATAAAAATATAAGGAGAGGAAATGTATCTTGCTCCAAATATAGAAAAAGTATTTGTAGAAAACAAAAGTAAATTTGATGGATACCTGACATATGACACAATTACAAGACGATTGGGTAAAGCGTTTGACTTTCCCAAAGATTTAAAATTTAAGATTGAAAGATACGGAGATCTTAAAGAACAAGAATATACCGTTTCAGGTCTATACGATATGACCTGCGATAAAAAGTATGTCATCCTCAATGTATCAAAGCATTCTAACACTTTAAACTTAAGTGGTCATACTTACGATGAGTTTTCTTTTTTAGTTTCACAAACAATCCAACACGAAACTATTCACCAAAACCAATGGCAACATAGAGATTATATTGAAGACGTTGTAAAATTAGATTTTAGAAACGTTTATGGTACTTTGAGTGAAGAAAGGGAATATCTGTCTGATGTAGATGAAATAGATGCCTATGCTCACGACATTGCAATGGAAATAAGGTTTTACTATCCAAATAAGGACCCTTATACCGTTTTAAGGGCTATATCTAGATCAAGAAAAATTCCGTCATATAATTACTACAAGCGCACATTTGGCAGGTGTGACTGGAGTGCTATTAAGAAACGGCTTCTCAACAAAACTTACAAATGGATGGCTTATGTTTGATCCTGGATTTAATTACACAGATTTGTTTCACATTGTTCTTTTAGTTGGTGCTTGCATCTCTTGCTACGTAGCTGGTAAGGTTAACGGTGCAGCTAACTTTTGTGCATTACTTATTGACCAAAAAGTACTTACAATGAATGACTTAGATAAACTACATGATAAACTTTCAAAGGACGAAGACTAAGTAGTTGACAATTAATTAATAATGTATTATTATAATGTTTCCTGTGATCAATTAAGAATGCCACGACTTAATTGATCTGTGTAAAGTGGCTTGATAAGGAGATTTACAATATGTCGTTGCAAACTAAAGTTCTGAACGTGCTTCGTACTGGCAAAAACTTTTCTGCTTCCGCCATTGCAAAGCAACTTCGTACCACAGAGAGCACAGTTACTGCTCGCATCTCTGAGCTTCGTTCTCAGGGTCATGCAATTTACAGCAACCCCACTGAAGAGGGTGCAACCCGCTACCGCCTTGGCCGTCCTTCGCGTGCTATGGTAGCAATGGCTTATGCTGCTGCTGGAAGCTCGGTTTTTAACTAAACCAAAGATAAACCGGGCACACCTCTCTTCCTCCTATTCAGAGTGTCACCGGAACTCGTAACCGGTACTAACCCGCCCTTGTGGCGGGTTTTTTATTGCTATAAATAATAGATCATGGACAAAACATTCATTTCTAGAGCAACAAAAATAACTTCATTTAATTTCACCGCTGGTGATTTTACCAGTTTAAAGTACAAAAAAGAAATCCAATACCTTTTTAATTTGCATTTTTTTCCTAAATTTAATCTTAACAAAACCACTTCTTCCTTTAATCTTACTACAGTTAATTCTTTGATTAATAGTCTTAAATCAGAGGATAAGTCTATGTTTGAGAAACTTCATAATTACAATTTAAAAGGTATTGGTCCTGGAGAAGTTACTCTTTATTTTTTAATTGACACAGCTCATCTTGGAGGAGGAACTAGTGCTGGTGTTGATGTTAAAATTGGTTCTAAAGGGTATGAAGTTAAAGCTGTTAAAGTTTCCAAAGATAAAATGGCCAGTGATTTTAAGTTAGGTGGAACAGTCCCACTCACTGATATTATTGAAGATTTATTTAAACTTAATACAAAATTAAAATTAGCAGGTAAAAAAACTGAGATGTCTGGAGGTATTATGGACACAATGAGGGAAAAAGCACCTGCAGAATTTAAAAGCATTGAGAATAGATTTAAAGACATTGCTTATAATAGTTATTTTAAAAATCACGAAGTTATTTTTATAAACAATGGTTCTGGTCCTAATTTTGGTAACATTGAAGCAGTTAAAAAGATATCCAAAAATGAAATTTTTATCGAAAGAGTAACAAGTGGTACAGTTAAACCAAAGGTTAAACTTTAATGAAATTCAAAACATTTATACTTACAGAAGCAGCTACCAGTGAAGACAAACTTACTCACTTAGAGCACGCTGAAGATCATCACATTAACAACGGTAGGGAAGGGTTTCAACATGCGTTTGATACTCTTCACAATACTCACGAACTTATGGCTGGTAGAAACTCTAAGGCTTCTGTCAGTACAAAGTTCGATGGTTCTCCATCTATTGTATTTGGTACACATCCAGAGACTGGTAAATTCTTTGTCGCATCCAAGTCTGCATTTAACGCTACGCCAAAGTTAAACTATACACCAGAAGATGTTGAAAAGAATCATGGCCATGCTCCTGGTTTAGTATCTAAGTTAAAAGCTGCTCTGGAACACCTACCCAAAGTTGCGCCAAAAGAAGGCGTGTATCAGGGTGACTTTATGTACAGTAAAGAAGATGGGGATGTACAAACAGAAGGTGGTAAGCACCACTTTAAACCTAACACAATTACATACTCTACGCCTACCAATTCTGAAGAAGGCGATAAGATAAACAAATCAAAGATTGGGGTTGCAGTTCATACTGCGTACAAAGGTGATACTCTTGATGGCATGAAAGCTCAGTACAACGCTGATCTTTCAGACTTCAATAATCATCCAGATGTACATATGGTGTCACCAAAAGTTGATGTGTCCAAGGTGCAGTATGGTAAGAAAGATCAAGAAGAGTTTGCAAAGCATATGAGTGCCGCTTTAGATTCTCACTCTCAACAAAAGAACTATGATCACCATGAAGGTCACATAGACCATCTTAAGACTTACATTAATAAAACAGTAAGAGATGGTACAACACCAAATCTAAATGATTACAAGGATCATGTTAAAGCTCATTACGCCAAAAAAGCTGAAGGTGTTAAGAGTGACGATGCAAAGCAAAGACACATTGCTGCTGGAGATGCATTAATTAGTCATGCCGATAAGAATACCGATGCTTTTAATAGAACGTTTGAAACTCATAAGCATATCCAGAATGCCAAGAACGTTCTTAACAGAGTACTTGCTGCTAATCCAACATACGAACATTCTGTTAATGGTAACCCAGTTAAGCCAGAAGGGTTTGTATCCGTTATCAATAACAGACCAACCAAAATAGTTGATAGAGCTGAGTTTAGTAAACTTAACTTTGCTGCTAGACCAAGATAAACAACTCTTCATCGCTCAGCACCGCGAATACTACACTATGGTCAACAGATAGACAACATGAAAAGTATAAAAGAAAAACAAATGTTAGTTAAATGGTCAAAGGCTATGAATGAGCCCATTGATCATGATTTGCTTGAAGAAGTAACTAGATATGAACAGATTCAAAAAGAAATTATTGAGTCAGTTAAACAAAACAGTATAAATGATCTAGTAGAGGCTTCTAAAGTAGCAGAAGATTTTGTTAGAAAAGTAAACATTGAATATCCTAAGCCTCCAACCTTAGATGAAGTAATGCAAGTCTTAAAGGAGGAACAAAATGAGTTGGTTCAAGCACAGGCCACCAAAGTATCCCCAGAACCCCAGTCCCTTGCCAAACGTGCCGCAGAACACATTACTAAAGAAGTTAAATTAGAAGAAAAAAATAATTCCTATCAACAACCTGACTCAACAATATCTGTAAAAAACATTGAAGATGTTAAACGCAAGATAAAATTTCTTGAAGATTGGATAGCGAAAATATCTCTAACTGGTCCTGGTGGTGGAGCATGAGATGTAATAAATTTAGATCACCCTGTTAAGTTAGTAACTGAAAACTATACTATTACAAGAAGAGATTACTACATAGGTGTTAACGCTGCTGTTTCTGTTAATATAACACTACCTGATGCAATAGGATTTCCAGGTAGAATGGTAATTATTAAAGATGAATCTGGCAATTGTTCCAATAACCCAATAGTTGTGTCTGGATTCGTTGACAATGATCCTGGTGGATTTATCCTAGCACAGGATAATGGTGGAATACAAATGATTTATAGAGAAGGTTGGAGAATAGTATGACGTATCTTTTTAGCAGTAATACAGCAATTACAAATGAAGTAGAAGTAAAAAATGATGTTGGTAATACCATACCAATAACTGTTATTCATAGTGGAAATGCTGTAGCTACTACAAATAGATTTCCAGTTGATTCTAGCGGCAATGTAACTGTAGAAGGAATTAATCCAGATGCGTTTGGTCGTCTTAGAGTTAGCGAACCGTTTACATTAGGGGACTACAAACACCTATATGCCATTGATCCAAACTTTTTAGATAAGCTCGAGTTTGGTGGTAATGTTGCTTACATTGCAAATAAAGCTGCTGCCACTTTAACTACCAATTCAAGCCCAAAGTCTAATGTAATTCACCAGACAAAATTTTATCACCATTATCAACCTGGAAAATCTCAACTTATATTTTCGTCAATCAATTTTGGTTACGCGCAACAAAACGTTACTAAAAGAACAGGGTATTTTGATGATAGGGATGGCATATATTTTGAACAAGAGGGTGGAATAAATTCAAACAATACTAATAATGGCAATCTTTATTTCGTAATACGTTCATTTATAAATGGGTTTGCAGATGAATCTAACGTTGGAACTTATAAAAGAAGAGTAATACAAAGTGACTGGAACGTAGATAAATGTGATGGAACTGGACCAAGTGGTTTAAATATAGATACTTCTAAAACACAATTAGTGTACATAGATTTTCAATGGCTGGGTGTTGGTAGAGTCAGAACTGGTTTTGTACACAATGGGGAATTAGTTGTTGCACATGAATACTACAATTCTAATGTATTAGCTAATGTCTACATATCTAATCCAAACCTTCCAGTACGCTGTGAAATGCGCAACACTGGTAACACCGCTGGTGGATCAATGGATCAGATTTGTTCCCACGTGGCAAGTGAGGGTGGTTATGTCGAAAGTGGTATTGATTTTGCAGATGTTATGTCAACTACAAGAACCACAGCAACTCCCGGGGGAACTGAATTACCGCTAATAGCGCTTAGACTAAAAAAAGATTTTGCAGGATTTCCAAATAGAATATCAGTTAGACTAAACAATATATCTTTATATTGTGAACAAAATAGTATAGCTTATAAAATTATTAAGCTACCTAATCAAGGTAATATTGGAAATGCTTCTGGTTTCGGTCAATGTACCTGGGTTTCTACATCTAATGCAAGTGGAGTTGAAGTTTGTACTGATGCCACTCAATACAACGATGGAGATGTTTTTGCTGGAGGGTATGTTCCGTCAGGAGCTTCTCAAAACTCTCTTTCCCCTGTAGCTTCTGGGTCTTTGACTTCCGCAAAGAAAAATATCATAGTGCAAAATATAGATTCTTCAAATTCAGAAGTATATGCTATAGTTGTGAAAACACTTGCTACATCTCCTGGTACGGCAGCATCAGTAGCAGCTGCTATTCAGTGGCGTGAGATATATTAAGTCCAGAGTAAAAAAGTAATAAATACCTAAATGGACTTTAAAACCTACATTTCTGAGAAGAAAGAAGAACAACCCAAAGACAAACATGCTGTTTTGTGGTGGGGTCGTTCTAATCCTATTACAAAAGGACATGAGGCTGGTTTCAACAAAACAATAGAAACAGCTAGAGAAGTAGGTGGAGATGCTCATATTATCACATCTCACTCTCAGGGTAAAAAAGATCCTTTACCTCAGAATAAAAAGATTGATTACATTAAAAAGGTGGTTGGTAAAGCAGCTAAAGTATCTGGTTCTTCATCCAGTAGCCCTTCAATATTTCACCACGCTTCAAATCTACACAAACAAGGGTACAACTTGCTAACTATGGTAGCTGGTAGTGATAGAGCCGATGAATACAAAAAACAGATACAAAAATATAATGGTAAAGAAGGCAAACACGGATTCTACAAGTTTAAAAAGATAAATGTTGTTTCTGCTGGCGAAAGAGATCCAGATGCAGAAGATGGTTTGAGTGGAATTTCTGGTACAAAAGCAAGAGAAGCAGCAATGGCTGGTAATCATGAAGAGTTTAAAAGGATGTTACCAGATGCACTTCATCCTCATGCTTACGAGATAGCAAACCACATTAGATCCAATCTAAAAGAAGATTATGAAAATCCTTATCGGTTTGATGATGGTACTCCAGAAGGTACCAAATACATGAAAAAGATGACGCCCGGAGAAAATAAAAAAGAGCAGCCTATGGCAATAAAGTATAAGGTAAAAGAATCCAAACTGCCAGTCCTTTTAATGACAAAAGAACAATTAGAGGAAAAGATGGGTATAAAATTTATAAGTGAGTCCACACTTGCTAACTTAAAATTAAAGTCTGAAAAGTCAAATATTTCATTTGAAATTGTTAAGGAAATTTACAAGCGTGGTGTAGATAGTCATATTGAGGAAGCAAGTAATATGACACCCCATCAGATAGGAATGGCAAGAGTTAATTCGTATCTTATGAAGGGCAAATCGTATAATGAGCTTGACAGTGATTTAAGAGAACAAGAAAAACAAGATGAAGAGTTGACTCTTACAGAAGAGGACATGGAAAAGATCGTAGATGATCTTACATGGGAAGATATAGTGGATCTATATCCAGAAAGTGATTTGGTTGAAGACGAAGAAGAGTTAAATGAGGTTCTTACAGCTCAAGGTAGAATTAAAAAGCGTCAGTCATTTGCGAGATTTAAAGGTAGAAGAGGAGTTGCTAAAAACATTAAACTTCGTAGAGCATCAGACAATGCGACTCTACAAAGAAGAGCAAGGCTTGCTGCAAGACGGGCAATATACAAGCGTTTCTTAAAAGGTAGAGATAAGTCTCAAATGTCAGCTTCTGAAAAAGCTCAGATTGAAGCACAAGTATCAAGACTCAAGATTATCCAAAACACCTTAGCTCAGAGATTGGTACCTAAGATTCGTTCAATTGAACAAAAGCGTATTGCTAGTTACAGGACAAAGAAAAGATGATTGACTTTAGATTGTTTACTGAAAAAAAAGTCTGGGATCAGCCCAATCCTAATAAGGGAGAGGGTAATAAAATGACTCCTTCCCAGAGAGCTGAAGCCAAAAGAAGAGCAAAAGCGGCTGGCCGTCCTTATCCTAACTTAGTAGATAATATGGCAGCTATGAAAGAAGAAGATGGCAAGACTTTGGGTAAGCCATTTTTAACTCCAGGTGGTCCTAAAAAACGTGCCGTGTATGTAAAAAATGAAAAAGGCAATACTATTAAAGTTAGTTTTGGAGATCCCAATCTTTCAATAAAGAGGGATAATCCAGAAAGAAGAAAAAGTTTTAGAGCAAGGCATAATTGCGACAATCCTGGTCCAAGAACAAAAGCTAGGTACTGGTCGTGTAAATATTGGGGTAAAACTCCCGTAAGCAAAATGGACTAAGGAATAAAAATGAAATCATACGAACAAACAGCATTGAGTATTCTTCGTGGTAAAGTAGAAGAAAAAGTAGAACAAATTGATGAGTACGGCGCTGGTCGTGCTGATCCAAAGCAAAAAGAAAGAGAAGAGTCTCAAAAGCAGATGGCTGATTTTTTAGCTAAAGGTGGCAAAGTTCAGCAAGGTAAACCTCAAAAAGCACCTAAAGCAAGAGGTAGATTCATTGCTAGTGGTTCTTTAGCTGGTAAAGAAAGAAGACGTAATGCTCAGGGTGGCAAAATGTTTGTTCGTTCTGAAGAGTTTGAACTTGAAGAAGCTAGTGTTCATCCTATGGCACTTCACGTCAAACCAGTTCCTGGTCAATCAAAAAATGGTCAGGAAGTGTATAAAGTACATGCAGTTGGACCCAAAGTTACTGGAATTAAAGTTGGTGAACATTTAAATGATACTGAACTTGATGATGCAACTGATGCTGGCCACAAAATTAAGATGGTAGAAGACATTGAGTATCAGGATGTTGAGTATGATGTAGATTATACTATGATTCAGCATAATTCATTTTTAGTAGAATTAGATGAGTCTTATTCAACATTTGTTAAAGCAGCTAACTATTTTTGTGAAAGCGAAGAAGAGGCTGTTGAGGTTGCAAATGGATTTTACAAGGACAGAGACCCATCTTTAATTATTGAAATGGCTGCTCAAGAATCAATAAATTCCACTTATCAGGATTTTATTAACGAAGGTCACGAAGTAACTTTGCCTAAATATACGGTAGAAAACAACGACATTTACGCTGAGTATGTTGTGAAAGATAAAGAAACTGGTGTTGTTACTAGATTTGTTCACCATGGAACTGCTGCAAGCGTAGAAGATAAAAAAGGAGAAATTTAATGTCCTCATGGGGAAATTTAGATAACGTAATCCTTGCCGGAACCGTTACAACAACAACTACTACTGACCTAGTTAATGGATTTAACTCTTCAACATTTGTTGGTAATGTAAATGCAGGTGATTATGTTACTATTGCATCTAACAAATACCAAGTACAAAATGTTGTTTCTGATTCACAATTTTACATCACAAACGTTGCTGCAACAAATTCAGCAAACGTTAAGGCCTTTGTACAGCAGGGTCCCAAGTATGTTGCCAACGTTGCGTTCCCAGCAAACAATACTTCAATCCAGAATGTTTATGGAATTGACAGAAACGAAATAACAGTAGCTGAGAATAAAGCTCGTGGTGTTGCAAGCCATACTGGTTGGATTCATTACACAACTTATACAGATGCACTTTCACAGGTTAGAAACAAGTCTGAAGTTTTAGTTGCAATGTCTAAGAACTTTGCTGCTAACAGCACAAATGAGTTATTTGGAACTGGTGCAGGTACAGACGCTGCTGATGATACAGTTGCAGCTGATTATCTACTTTATTTCACAGCTCAGCCAGCTAATGTAACAGACTACCTAGCTAACCTTGGGTCTGCTACATTTGAAGTAACTGCTACTTCTGATCCTGTTGGTGCCACAATTACGTATCAGTGGTATGAGAACAACACAACTCACATCTATGCTCTAACAAATGCGGGTGTGTACTCTGATACAACAACAGATACATTAGCTATTTCTAACGTGTCTGGTAAGAATGGATACTCCTACTTTGTAATCATTAACGGTGATGGTGGTGCTGATTCCAACACATCCGGCAATGCTACAATTACCATCCTTTAATAGATGGCTGATTCAAAAGTATCTGCGTTAACATCCGCTACCTCCGTTGGGGGTAGCGATGTTTTATATTTAATTCAATCAAATACCAGCAAGAAAGTTACAGCTGGTACTTTCTTTGCCAATGCTGGTAATGTTACACTTTCAGGCAATATTAACATTGGTGGAACACCTCAAACACTTTCTTCACCTGGTCTTATTTCTTTAACTACACCTATTACTCATCTCACAGCTGATGCTACTGGGGGAGCTCTTCAACTCCCACAAGGCACCAATGGTCAAGTAAAAATTGTAATGCTTATATCAACGGCTGGTGGGTCTTACACAGTTAATAGCGCTAATGTTGCTGCTTCTGGTAATGTTAGGTTTGATAATTCGGGTGATACTGCACAACTGCTTTATACAAATAATAAATGGTATGTTATTGGAGGTACGGCAAACGTAACCTATTAATATGCTTCTTGAGTTGACTGAAGATAATTTTGTATTATATGCTATGAAACATTATGACAATCCTAATTGTAAAGGATTAAATGAGTTTCAGGATGATCTTAAAAAGTTTAGATATTTAAAAAGATTATTCAGAAAGTATAAAGCTGGTAGTGGGTTGAAAGAAAGATTAATCCTTAATCATCTAGTTGTAATTTATAATTTGTTTGGAGTCAATGCTGCAACAGAAATGTTGTTTCTTAAGATAGATAAAAAGCATTGGTCACAGTTAAAGTCTTTTTTAATGTATTTAAATGTGATGCCACCAGATAATATGTTGATAGTTCAAGACGAAAAGGTTTTAGAGAGTTTAAGGAAGATTTAATGACACGTTTTGTTGACTCGTTGATTGCTTATAGAATTCTTAGACTTTTGGTAATCCCATTTGCTGATACCGACGCATATCGTTATGGTATCATCGATGCTAAAGGTAAAGAATTAAAGAAGATGGCTCAGCTTAATACAACAGCTGAGCGTGATGCATATACTATTCTTCATCGTATGATCTTTAGACTTAAAAAGATTGTAGAAAAAGTACCCATTGAAAATAAAAAGTTAGTGTCTTTTGCAGCTGCATTGGCTTTAATTAAAGAGCATGCACATGCTGACAAAGAGCCTTTAGATTTAGAGCAACAGTTTTTAGATAAACTTAAAACACCTCTTACAGAAGAAATGCAGTTTGTTGAAGAATACACAAACAATAAGTATACTTTGACTTTCAGGCAGTTTATGGAAGAAATACCAGCCAACAATGCTGGTACTCCTGGTGTAGCTGGTTTTACACCTGATACTGTTGGTGTTCCTGTGAGCGCTCAACGCAAACGTAAAAAACTTTATAGACGAAGTGAGGTACAAAATGTTGGAACAAATTAAAAACTTTCTTAGATCACTAGTTTTTCTTGACTTTAAGCAACAACCAGAGGTTAGAAAAGAGCCTGTAGTAAACATTCCAAAGGATATCAAAGTTGAGCCTCCACCAGCTAAAACAACAGCCGGCCAAAGAAGAACAAGAAAGCCAAAGCAGAATGGAACCAGCAAAAAGCAATCAAAGTGATAAGACAAGGCTATCTGTATTGGAAAACAATATGAATATTTTGACTACCAATGTAGATAAACTTGAAAGTAAGATTGATAACAATTATGCTGTCCTTCATTCGCGCATAAGCGACTTGCGTGATGACCTTCGTACTGACTTTGAAAGCAAGCAAGAAAAGGTAATTAAAAAAATAGAAGAGCATAGTGAGTCATCTAACCAACATAGCCAGCAGTTAAATAAACGTATTGATAGTATTGAAAAGTGGCGTTTTATGTTAATGGGTGGTGCACTTGTGCTTGGTTACTTCCTGGCTCACGTAAAGTTAGATAGTCTTTTCTAGTTGTAAAATCCCCCCTTTTGCAGTTATAATTTAAGCCTCTGGAGCTTAGATTATGTCATTGTATCTCGATCAAAAATACCTAACATTAATTAGTAACCGCTTACCACTCTTTGCTAAAAAGAATGATAACACCTATAACTGTAGGTGCATTATATGTGGAGATTCAGTAAAGAAAGCTAGCAAGGCAAGAGGATACTTTTATCCAAGTAAGAATCGATTAATGTATAAATGTCACAACTGCGATGCATCAATGCAGTTTAGCACATTCTTAAAGCAACTAGATACTAACCTTTACAATGAGTATTCGTTTGAAGAGTATCAAGACGGTAAACCTTTTAAGTCTAACAGTCTACCTCAGTTTGAGTTTGAACAACCACAATTTAAATCTAAAGATGAACGATTGTTAGATAAGATTCTTACATCACTTGATAAGTTAGATTCTGCTCACGAGGCTGTGCAATTTTGTGAAAAAAGAAAGATACCCAAGTCCAAGTTTAGCCAGATTTATTTCATTGAAAACATTAAGGACATCGTCCAGTTAAATGATAAGTATAAAGAGTCAGTTAAAGGTGAAGAGCCAAGGATTGTATTTCCTTTTTATGATGATAAGGATCAGTTAGCTGCAGTTACATGCAGGGCATTGAGGGGTGAAGCACTTAGATATATAACAGTCAAAGTTAAAGAAGATACACCTTTAATTTACGGTCTTGATTCTTGCAAAAAGGATCAGGATATTTTTGTCGTGGAAGGTCCAATTGATAGTTTGTTTTTAGATAATGCAATTGCTGTAGGTGGTACATCATTAGCAAAACTAACACACACATCTCTACCAAAAGACAAACTGGTTGTTATATTTGATAACCAGCCAAGAAATAAAGAAGTCTGCAAGATTATAAAAAGGACGATTGATCAAGAATACAAAGTGGTAATCTGGCCTCAGAGTATTGAACAGAAAGACATTAATGATATGGTTTTGGCAGGAATAAACATTAAAAAAACTGTTAAAGACAATGTGTATTCAGACCTAGAAGCCGTTCTAAAGTTTACAGCATGGAAGAGGGTATAGATGGATGTTGGAGAGCTTATAAAGCGATTAAAAGCTATTAGATGCTGGGTTCAAAGTGAGAGTACAGCATGTGAAAAAATTAATGAATTGATTACAGCACTTGGAGGTAAACCATGAATGTTCGTTTAGTTAGCTATTCACAACCAGCTGATGAGTTTTTAATTTTAGATGATTTACAAGACTTGGTTGCATACTGTGCGCGAGTATCTAATCCATCAAACCAGCTGAATTCTGAAACTTCTGAAAAACTTATTAAGTACCTTATAAACAATCAGCATTGGTCACCTTTAGAGATGGTTAGTGTGTGCTTAGAAATCACTACCACAAGAGACATTGCAAGACAGATACTTCGCCACCGTTCTTTTAGTTTTCAGGAGTTTAGTCAGCGTTATGCTGATCCAACTAAAGACTTAGATTTTGTCTATCGAGAAGCAAGGTTGCAAGACAAAAAAAATCGTCAGAATTCTATTGATTTGGACATTAATAACGACGATCAAAGATACATAGCATACCATTGGGAAAATCTTCAACGACAGCTTATAGAGCAGTCTAAGAATGTTTATTCGTGGGCTATTTCGAAAGGCATTGCCAAAGAACAAGCACGAGCTGTGCTGCCAGAAGGATGTATTGAATCCAGACTTTACATGAATGGAACGTTGAGAAGTTGGATACACTATATACAGTTGAGAAGTGCAAATGGAACACAAAAAGAGCATCGAGAAGTTGCTATTGAATGCGCTAAAGTTATAAGTAAGATATTTCCAATGACAGAGAGTTTATGTTCGCCTCAATCAGACTAATTTTAATTGTTGTAATACTAATTATAATTTTGGGTGCTGGATGGTATATTACATCCATGCAGGCTAAGTTGGCAGTATCAGAAGAAAACAATAAGAAGTTAGAAAATTCAGTTGTAGTTCAGCAAGCAGTTATTGATCAAATTAAAAATGATGTTGGAGCAATTCAACAAGCCAACAAAGAGCTGTCAAACACAATACAGTCACAGAACAAAGATTTAAATTCCTTACAAAATAGATTTAACACAAACGCCGATGGGTCTTCAAGAGACATTGGTGAATTAGCAATAGCAAAACCAGACAGTATAAAACGAGCAATCAATAGAGGCACCAACAATGCTGTCAGATGTTTAGAGATAGCATCTGGTGCAAAACTAACTGAGCAAGAAAACAATGCAAAGACACCTTCCGAGATTAACAAAGAATGCCCTTCTCTCGCTAATCCTAATTACAAGCCTTAGTGGTTGTGCTAGTTTTAATCCGTTTGGTAAAGCAGAAAAACCTATTGAGGTTAGAACAAAGGCTGAAGAAAGGACTAGACTTAATCTACCTCCGTTAGAACCTTTACACTTGACGCCACCAACGTGGGTTGTAATACATCCTGAAAATGCTCCAGAAGTATGGAAACAAATAGCCGAGAATGGAGACGATGTTGTTCTGTTTGGATTAACAGACGATAATTATCAAAAATTAGCAATGATGATTGGAGAACTAAGAAACTTTATCAATGCACAAAGATTGATTATTGAGCAGTACAAAAAATACTACGAACCAGAAAATGCCAATTCTAAATAACACCGTACCAATATCCATACCAGGTGGGTTTGTTGGCAATTTTACTTTCACGACGTTTGAAGATTACCAAGCTGTTGAAACATATTATTACCAAAGTCCTGGCGGTCAAGAGTATTGTCCATGTGCAGATAGTCAATGGGTGTTAGCTGGAGGTGAACTTCCACCTGGTTTATCGTTAGATGGTGGAACTGGTATTATTAGTGGTACAGCTAGCAAAGTACTTACTAAATCGTTATATCAAGCAATTGAAGCATTTCCCAATGCTATAAGCATTCCTGGATCGGTTCAAGGCACATTTATACTAGGCAGCAATACGCACATGACTAAAAGATGGGATTTTACTGTCCATGGATTGAATAATACCATTCCAGCAGGTCCTACTGTCTTTAACGGAATAATATTTGTTCTCAAAGATGGAGCTGCCGATTTCACAGAAGATTGGCAACCATTATCTATTGATGATAGAAATGAGCTTGGTGGTCGACCTGTTGTTTATTATTAGGGATAATATATGACTAGAGCTGCTTGTAGGTTGGGTGATGTAACGTCTGGCCATGGTCCGTATCCTTCGAGACCATCAAATGAAGCTAGTCCAGATACATTTGTTAATGGTATTAGAGCTATGAGGAAAGGTGATCAATTTGTAATACATTGTGTTGGAGCTTCATGTCATAGGTTGGGTATGAACAGAGGGTCTGGTACAGTTTTTATTAACAACAAAGATGCTATAAGGATTGGTGATCCAGTAGACTGTGGAGAAGTAATGGTTGTTGGTAGTCACGATACATTTATAGGCGATTAAAATAATAACGGAGTTCTTATGGTAGATATCATTCATGGTATCAAGGTAGACTATTCTCGCGACAGTCTATTCGATGATCTAGGTATTAAAAGATTAAAAGAGAGTTATATGAAGGAAGAAGAGAACTCTCCTCAAGAAAGGTTTGCATATGTATCGAAAGCATTTTCTTCGAACGAAGCTCACGCACAGAGGTTGTATGAATATAGCTCTAGACACTGGCTCAGCTATTCTACTCCCATTCTTTCTTTTGGCCGTAGCGCTAGGGGTCTCCCTATTAGCTGTTTTCTACCATATCTCGACGATAGTGCAGAGGGGTTGGTCAATACTCTCGCAGAGGTAAATTGGTTATCAATGTTAGGAGGAGGAGTAGGAATTGGAATTGGTATACGTAGTGCTGATGATAAGTCTGTTGGTGTTATGCCTCACTTGCGTACTTATGATGCTTCTTCACTTGCTTACAGACAAGGTAGAACTCGAAGAGGTAGCTATGCTGCTTATCTTGACATTGCTCATCCTGATATCTTATTATTCTTGGAGATGAGAAAACCAACGGGTGATCCTAACATGAGGACACTCAACCTTCATCATGGTATCAACATCACTGATGATTTCATGTTGTTAATTGAAAAGTGTATGAAGGATCCCACAGCTGATGATACTTGGGAATTAAAAGATCCTCATGATGGTACTGTAAGAGATGAAGTTTCAGCAAAAGAGATGTGGCAGCGTATTCTTGATATTCGTATGCAGACTGGAGAGCCATATCTACACTTTATTGACACAAGTAATAAAGCAATGCCAGAGTTTCAAAAGAAACTTGGTTTGAGTATCAAGCAGTCTAATTTATGTTCTGAGATTATCCTACCAACAGACAAACAACGTACCGCTGTTTGTTGCCTATCATCGCTCAATTTGGAGTACTATGATGATTGGAAGGACGATAAACTTTTTCTCAAAGACGTGGCAGAGATGCTTGATAATGTCCTGCAGCATTTTATTGATAACGCCCCTGTTCATGTTAGTCGTGCAAAATACTCTGCTTCAAGAGAGCGTTCAATTGGTATCGGCGCTCTTGGCTTCCATGCTTACCTGCAAAGGAATAATATTGCTTTTGAATCAGCGATAGCAAAAGCAGCTAATATGCGTATGTTCAAACACATAAGAAAGGGATTAGATGAAGCTAATAAAGAACTTGGCACGGAAAGAGGTGAAGCTCCCGATGCTGCTGGCACTGGGCTTCGTTTTAGTCATGTTATGGCCGTGGCTCCTAATGCTAGTAGTTCAATCATCATGGGCAACACAAGCCCTTCTATTGAGCCTTATCGTGCTAATGCTTATAGGCAAGATACATTATCGGGATCGTCCTTAAACAAGAACAAGTATCTGGATGCAATTATTCGTAAAGAAGCTGAATCACATAAGGAGGGATGGTATGAAGAAACCTGGTCAAGTATCATTGCGAACGATGGATCCGTTCAACACCTTGAGTTCCTTGACGAGTGGACCAAGGATGTATTTAAGACGAGTATGGAAATTGACCAAAGATGGATTGTGGAGCACGCAGCTGACAGACAAAGTTACATTGACCAAGCGCAATCCGTTAACCTCTTCTTTCGACCGGATGTCAATGTAAAATATTTGCATGCTGTACATTTCTTGGCATGGAAGGCTGGATTAAAGACACTTTATTACTGTCGTAGTGAGAAGATTGGTAAAGCAGATAAAGTATCAAAGAAAATAGAAAGAGAAGTAATCAAGGAGCTCGACATGAAAGCTATCGTCGAGGGAGAAGCATGTTTGGCTTGCGAGGGATAAATGAAAAAACAAAATACAGATTTAACAGAAAACAGAGACCACTTTAAACCATTTAACTATCCTTGGGCATATGAGGCATGGTTAAAGCACGAACAGAGCCATTGGCTCCATACAGAAGTACCAATGTTGGAAGATGTGAAGGATTGGAAGCAGAAACTGTCAACCGAAGAGAAGGCTTTCTTAACTAACATCTTTAGATTTTTTACACAAGGAGATATTGACGTAGCTGGTGGTTATGTTAAAAACTATCTACCTTATTTTGCACAACCAGAAGTAAGAATGATGTTGTTAGGATTTGCAGCAAGAGAAGCATTACACGTTGCAGCATACTCCCATTTGATTGAGACATTAGGTATGCCAGAGTCAACATATTCTGAATTCTTAGAGTATACAGAAATGAGAGAGAAACATGAGTACATTATGGGCCTATCTTCGAAAAACGGGACCCCTGAGTCTACTGCTGCTCATATTGCTGCCTTTAGCGCT